ATGCCTAAAACCGTTGTCCCACTTACTGATACAAAGATAAAGAAAGCAAAATCAGAAAATGGAAAATCCCTGAAACTATCTGACGGTTCGGGTCTCTATTTGCTTATAGATAAAAACCAAAATAAATTTTGGCGTTTTGATTACTCACGCCCATATACAAAAAAAAGAAATACTATTGGTTTTGGTTCTTACCCAGAAGTAAGTCTTGCAGATGCACGATCTAAACGGGATGAAGCTAGAACTTTACTGGCTCAGAATATTGACCCACAAGTTGAACGTAAAAGAGTTGAACAAGAACATATAAACTCAGAGAAAAATACTTTTGCTGCTGTTGCTGCAGAATGGGAATCCAAACAAGATTTTGCTGAGTCAACTATCCGTGGTCATAAAAGATTACTTCAAGTCATAAATTCCAATATTGGAAAAAAACCTATTGATAAAGTTACCCCAGTAGAAGTTTTAAATATCTGCCGCATTTATGAGAAACAAGGAAAATTAGAGACAGCAAAAAAAGTTAAAGTGAAATGCGGACAAATCATGAGATATGGCGTTGCCACTGGTAGGTGTGAGAGAGACGTAACTCAAGATTTAAGAGGTGCCTTAAAAACACCTAAAGTAAAACATTTATCAGCTTTGACTGAATCGAATGAATTTGCTGAACTACTTTATGACATCGATTTTTATGAAGGCACATTCATTACCCAAATGGCCTTAAAAATTGCTCCTTATGTATTTGTTCGTCCTGGTGAGCTGCGTTATGCAAAGTGGCCAGATATTGACTTAGAAATTGATCTTTGGAGATATACGCCACCAAAAACAAAAAATAAAACTGGCGTACAACACCTTGTGCCTATTCCTAGACAAGTTAAAGTACTGTTGCTGAAAATAAAAGAACTGACTTATGATCCCGATGGGGAAAGTGAGTATGTATTCCCTTCTATGACTAGCAAACTTAAACCAATGTCAGAAAATACAATTAACCAAGCATTACGTAGATTGGGCTATACATCTGAACAAGTTTGCGGGCATGGCTTCCGTGCTTCTGCAAGAACAATATTAGAGGAAGTACTTAACTACCCTATTGAAATTATTGAGCAGCAATTAGCTCACAAAGTTAAAGATATGCATGGTCGAGCATACAACCGGACAAAACATTTAGAGAAAAGAAGAGAGATGATGCAAAGCTGGGCAGATTATTGTGATCAAATAAAAGCAGATTATGCCAAGACTTTACCAACTAGATAAGTGATTGTATATTAGTGAATTGCCACCAAGTCTTATTAAAGTAAACTTCATTATTTAAAAAGTTAATTTTTAGCTCGTTTCCATTGTGGTCATAAATCTTTATGACTTCACCTTTTTTATTTATTTCGGCAAGAAGGTTGCATGTGTGCTCCATCCTGCCCGCTTCCGAAACCATGATCATGACTTGCATTGCTGTCTCCATTTCTATGAAAGTATAAAAAAGATTAAAAATAATGCAAACAGCGCTTGACTGTGCAATTATATTTGCACATAATTAGTACATAGAGAGAAGCACAGTGCATCACTCAGAACTGCGAGGCAGACAAAATGAAAACATTAATGACTAAATTGGAAACTTTAGGATTCACAAAAGAAAATGGCTTAAATGGTTTATCTAAAGAGAATGTATCAGTGTCTATGCACTGGTCAGGTGAATCTGCTGTTGTTGCTGTAGATGGTAAACAAGTTTTTCCTTCTGAAAATGAAGCTGAAATCATTGAGTTTGTTAAAGCTGAACTTGCAAAAAAAGAAACCTCAAAAACTAATGATCAATATGATGCTGAAGTATTGGCTGCTGAAGTTGCTAAAGATTCAGAAATGAAATATTACGCAGATGAAGATAGTCGCGGTAAAGCTGAATTAATTAAAAGTGCTCTAAAATTCATTAAAGAAGAAATTCCAGCAACTGTGAAATTTAGTGATTTTCAAAAGCTAGTTGAATCTAACCTATAATTTTAAATGCCCCGAAAGGGGCAACCAAAGGAATTTTATAATGAGTACTCAAACTATTATTGATAATCAAATTTCAGCGCAATTAGAAGGACGGACTGATATTCGTGTAGAGTGTCTTGATACCTCAAAAGTGTTCAATCCAAAATTGTATGCTCAAAAAAAAGGCAAAACTACTCTTTACTGGATTCAATTTTTTGGAACACATCACATTTCAAAAGCGGAATATGATGAGTTAATTGAATTATCTGAAAGTGATGTATTTGGCAATCTGACATTCAAAGCAGATTCTGAAGAAGAGTTTAAAAATAAGTATTATGCGAAAAGACCAAATGTAATTTTGGAAAAAGTTGGAATTGCATTATTTGGAAAATCTTGGAAAAAGGCTTTAGCTGATGCACTATCTGAAATTAAGCAAGTAGATGAGAGACGAATTACGCATTGGCTTCAATGTTCTAGACCTATCCCCAAAAATGTTTTTAAAGATTTAAAAGTGATTAAAGATAAGCGTCTTAAAGAAATTCAGAGTATTGAGAAACTGTTAGATTAAAAATTAAAAACCCTCATTAAAGAGGGTTTTGAGCTAGCTGTGCGCTAGTAAATGATACATCTAGTATTTTCTAAGCTGTCTATACGACAGTAAATTCAAATTAATGGAGATTTAAAACAATGTCAAGAAGAAAGATCACTGAAGATATTCACCTGCTCTGGCAACGTCACGATAATGCAGAAGCAACAATTGAAAAGTTACAAGAATGGACTACAGATCGTCGTGATTATTTTTTGTCAAAGTTGGATTGGATGGAGAAGTCAATTGATAGTGGAAACCATGAAGCTTATAGAATTGCATTTAATCAATTAAAATTAGCTATTGAAAATCAAAAAAATACACTCGATAAAGTTCATGATTTGTTGATTTATGAAGTTGAGAAATAAATTTTGAGAAAAAATGTGCGCAAAAGCATTTGTTTTATTTGTATTTTGCGCATATTTATTCACAAGTGAAATCCCTACTTAAAGGGCTTTTACACAAATCCCAACATTTACAGACGTGTTAATAGTGTGAGCTGTGCAACCGGAGAAGATTAAACACAGCAATGTGATAATCGATGCAACTTTAGTACGTTTGCACATAACGATTTTATGCGATCCGGTTATTGATCCAGCCATAAAAGAATTGCTCTTGCTTGGGATTGCGTTCACAGATTTCGATATAGCGTTGACCTTGCATGATATTAAGGACACGGACTAATACCTTTTCACCTTCTTTGCCACGCTTGGCTAAAAATGTTTTAAGTGCACTTAAAGTAGCTGGACCATAAACCCCATCTACTGATAAGTCAGACCAACCTGCTTTGCCCTGATTGTTTAGCAAGTTCAATGCACGTTGTAGTAGAGGCTTTGCGAATCCCGTCCCACAGTTCACACCAGTATCTAAAAGCTCTTCGGCTACAACTGGACTAATAGAATTTACTTGGTCGAAACGTGGTGATAACCAATATTGCTTTCTATAAATTGCCTTTGCAGTTTCGAGTGGCAAATCTCTCATATTGCCTTTAAAACCATTTGCACGCGCAACCGCTTCGGTAATTCCGTATTTTGTTGCACCACCGCGATCAGCAAGATTATTTACATATCCACCTTCACGCTTAATTAACTCATCAAGATATTGTTCGATGTTCATGATTAGCTACCTGTAATATCATTCTTGGCCTTTTTAATTTCCTTGATTACTTCGACAATCGTTTTGCCTTCCTGCTTATCAATGAAATTAAAAACCCACCTGATTAATGCCCAACCAGGCAATCCACATACAAAGAACAGTCCACCTATTGCAAACCATCCCCATGTGTCAGTAGCCCACGCATGAAGTGTGAATTTCATGATAATTAATGATCCGCCAGCCAAACTAGATACAACTGTACAGATTAAGCCAACCGCCCATTCCTGTGGAGAGCGTGGCATTCGTGTCATTAAAACAACTGCCGCAACTAAAGCAACCGCTAAAGTCACCATAATTGCTGCACCATAAAATTTTAAAATTGCTGTTAAACCGCTTGTTGAAACTGGTTCCATTGATATCTCCAGATATTTTTAGACAATAAAAAAGCACCCGAATTGGGTGCTCAAAGTTCTTTTAAGGTTTAAAGGGTTTGTAAGATTTTCCCTCCATTCATTAATTTGGTTGTAAGTGGAGCAACTCCCACAATAGCAGGTCCTCCCGGTCCCGGCTGGCCTTCAGTTGTGCCATGGTATTGCCAGTTCCACGTTCCATCATTGGTTGATTTGGTACCGCGCTGGCCCCAGTTTCCACCATCACCAGACAATGGAGATCCATAACGATCATTTTGGGTTCGATAACCTTTACCGGGCACTGCAGCTTCAGCATCGGTTACTTTGACAACCATAAAGTCGCCATTTAAGTACCAATGCCAGTCTTGCGAGTCATTTGAAATCGGCTGTCCCGTCATGACCCGTCCAAATGGCGCACCAGCTCCACCGGGTATACCCTGAACTCCATACGATAATCCAGTATAAATACCACTTGGTGTTGCGCCGCCACCAGATCCGCCTCGAGCCAGAGTTCCACCATCAATAATCAGGTTTAGTTTACTGTGCCGGTTTAATAGACCGGGTGCTCCCTGAAAACCATCACGACGGGTTTTTGTAAAGTTGTAATCCGGATCGGTAGACCATGCACCAAATGCCAAATGTGGCAACCCGCCATCTCCACCACGTCCAACTACAGCACCTTTAATCGTCAGATTTACCACCAGGTCAGGTGGGAACTCACCAGTATCAATAGCAGGTAATTCTGAGGCAGCTGAAACGATATACTCTCGTTTTGCAGGACTAGAGTTATAGTCGAATTTATAGACAAATCTAGTTTCCGGTCGATAAGAACTTGAACTTGAAACCAGTGCACCGGCTTCAACTACAAAACTGATTTCGCCAGTCGTTGGCAAATCCCCTCTTTGCATCTGATATAAACGTGCCAGATTTATATCCAGCTGGTCATATCGAATGTAAATTGGAGAATCATCAACCGGCACGTCAATAAAGTCTTTATCGTTGAGGTAATAGCGCTCATCATAGTTAATTGCCGTAATGGTATTTGAGAACTGGTCAGCCGGTTCTCTTTTTGCAACCAGATAAGGCAATGAGCCTTTGGTATCGTCATTTACTACCGTGTAGATAGTATTTACAAAATCATCTGGACTCAGCTTTAATGCCCTGTTCGGCAAACGCCCTAAAACCACTTTATTTTTGGCTGAACCCGGCGTAACAGGAATTAAGTCCACGGTACCATCACTCATTTGCAGATAAATCACATAGCTCTTGCTTGCTATGAAATCAACATCATGGCTTAAGGTGAGAATTAAACCCTCTTGCTGCACCACCTCACCGCTTTGATGAATACCATTGCGATAATCCGCTACAGCAATCCGGTCACGTAAAACCAGTAATTCTGATTCTGGTGCCGCATCAAAGGTAATGGATTTACGTTGAAACCGAAGCTTATTCCAGAGCCGGTAAGCATTGAAATGAGCTTGCCACTTGTTCCGTACACCAACAGACTTCACTTCTTTGGGGTTCTTTGCTCCTTTGTCTGGCAAATAGATATTGATACGGCTATCGTCGGTCGGATCCGTGTATTCATAGATCAGTCCGTCGTAGTCATCCATCACGCCAAAGGTCAGGTCATGCTTGTAACTATCCGGAATGATATTCCTGAAGTTAAACAGCATTACCGAGTTATCGGTTGGCCGTTCAAAATAAAGCTTGAGCTTATTGTTTTGCCGATATGCGGTACAAAACACTGCATCACATAGATTGGTGATCAGCTCTTCAAAAGATAGGTTTGTATCATCAATAGTGGTGCAGAACTCAGCCGCTAGTGGTGTACCGAAATAATCAACTACATCGTTATAAGTCCGATAGATGTTTTCAAGATCAATCTCATCAATCGTACGGCGGCCAATCTTGTCGTCCAGTGCCATAGATACTAAAGCATCAGCAAAGCTCGATGTTGGAAATAGCTCTGTCGTCATTGCCCCATTTTTATAAGTCGGCAACATTCGCTGAAGATCGAAATTGATCTTACGGGACTTAACAGATAAAGCTCCAGTGGTTGCATAAGTACGTGCACGAAAAACTGTTTCATGTTCATATACAGTGCTTTGCAAAGGATAAGCACCGTAAAGCGCCTGCCACTTTACTTCATCAACTACTGTTGTAACTGCCGGAGTTGGAGTTAAACGGCGTGCACGGACGCTACAGCGCCCCTGAAACGTGACCATATCAAGTGTTGCACCAACGGTCTGACGTGACTTTGCCGAGCCTTTCAAAATGATCTGCTTCAGCATTGGATTACCAATAGCTGCACCAGATTCATTAACTGGTGTTACTTCAACTTCAATCGTGACGTTAACAGCCCCCTGATTTCCACCTGAAGAAACTGTGTAAAGTCCATTTGTGGCCACAAAGTTACATAGCACCCGACTTCGTCCGACATTGTCCAGAATGAATGGACCAATCCACTTTTCACCTATTGAACTGATCTTTGGTGACAAAGCTGCTGTTTGCTGGGTACTTAACTCTTTAAGCTTTAACCAGTTAGCATTAACAGCCGCCGGATTTGATAACGTCATGCGATCATCAGCCACTGATAAAACGCTGTAAGTGCCGTTTAAATCATAAGTCTGGCCATTAAACGTGAATGAGGCATTGGTGATTTCTACACGGTCATTACTTACAAACTTAGTAGTTAAATCTGTGTTGTTTGCCGTTGCCCGAAGGATCTCGTTTGGATATGCAAAATGAAGGTAGTTCGTACCTTCTAAAGACTGTGTATCTGCTGGACGGAGAACTTGGCCATTAACAGAAGTTTGATGCTGAACCGTTAGTGGCGGCGTGGTAATTTCGGTACCAAGCGAGAAATATGGCTCACCTGAAACAATATCGACACCTGGTCGGAAGACTTCTACCGATGCACCGGCAATATCGACAATGTTGGTTTCACCGTCATAAGCACCATTAATTTTATAGTGGCCACGACCAATACAACCAACAACATGCTCTACTTCAACATTGTTTTCATATACCTTGTAAGGCACTGCGATTAGATCGGGAGTATCGTGAGCCGCTCCGTAAATATCAGCAATACGACCATTTACGCGAGTTTTATTGTCACGGTTTGATAATTCGTTATTTGCAGACGAGGATTGATTGTTATTCTGGTTGGTTTGGGTAATTGATGGTACTGGCATTAATAATGCAACAGCCACCCCCATAACTATAGAAGCAACCACTATCCAAGCTAGAGTTATGGGGTCCATACCCTTGGGATTCTCAATTACAATGAAAGTACCCGGTAAGAAATCTAACTGCTTTAATTCATATGCATTCTTCGGTGTGACTTCATTCGCAAATGAAATTTCCGCATGATCCATATTGCTTATGGTATGAAAAATACGGACATGCTCAGGCATATGGTCATATTTTGAAGTAAGCCATTGACCCAAAGTTTCGGCGTGTTCAATTGTTTTGTCTTCGGATAAAGGGTCTTGTTTATAAATAATCTTAATCATAGAAACTCACACGATTAAATCCAAATGCTTGAACGACTTGAATTGGCATCCATGAAACGCCTGATTCCTGCAAATGCAAAATACGCCCCAAACGAAAAAGCCCCACATGTGGGGGCTTGTTTCGGTATCTAGAGTGAAAGGCGACTATGCAGCCTTCCTTGGGCATGGGCAATGGATTTAGTAACTTCAATCTTGATGGCAGAAATACCTTCTCTTTGACGGGCTTCATAAAAAACTCAAGCGCCTCTCCTCGATCAATATCATATAGATCCATTGCAGCTTCATGTGCGAAGTGAACACAGTTGTAGTGTTCCTCGTCATATTGCTTATCGAGCAAATGATCGTGACTCTTCATATAGCCCCCTTCAAACCACTAAAACGATCAAGCGAAAAGATATCTCCAGTCTTCGCAGTATTTAATCTTGGTGATTCAGCCTTGAATGTCACAGCTTTATGGTTCATGGCAACACTGGAGAGTTGCAGTCCGAGTAAATAAAACATTGGAGAATTCAGATTGTCTGAACTGTAAATCCGGTAATTTACGGTTGGCTTTACATCTGGATATTGCCCTTCGATTACCCGTTCAAACTCATCAGGCATCACATCACCTAGACCAGAGATAGAAACGGTTAATGTCTGGTCCAGATCACCCAGCATTCCGGATCTTTGAATAGATGCTGGCAAAAATTCATAATAGACCTGACCGGATCCCTCCTTATGTTGAACATAAACACCTCGGTCATCATTACGGACCACCCGGTAAGTATTCATAAAAGAAGGGTGTGATAGTTCAATACATTCCAGTTGATAGACATCAACTTTCCGATTGAAAAAGAATTTGGCATATTCGTTATCCATTAGACCTCCCAATCCTTAATCAAAGCTATATCGGCCGTAAGGTTAGGCTGGTTTTGAACAACTTCGAGCTGTGCATTTACCCGGTAAAGGTTGCCATTCACTTCATTGGTCTTGAACGAGTTCGGAATGAAGTTACATAGGTATTGCTGCCGTGCTCCCTGATCAATCACCAGATCCGCATAAAATGAAGCCGGCTTATTCTGGTAGACCCGCCAGAACGCCATCATTTTATTGAAATCGGTTTTACTTAAGTTCCAGTTCACATCAACAATGTGGCTATTACGTTTTACATCGATGTAATAGCGCCCACGACCGCCATCCATCTGCTGACGTTTCACATCATCACCCGGCGTTACGCCATAGCCGCTGGTCTGGGGATTTAGCTTTAACTTGTACAT